CATCAATTTCTATCACCCTTGGGTCATCACAGGGTTCAAGGGCTAAATGTATAGCGAAAGCAAAGTCATCGAGAAATGCGCCCGCTTCAAGGAGCGCTACGGATGGGGCTTGGTTCACCATTCAGTCGAGGAAGTTGACCGCTTCAATGCCGGGTTGAAGAAACTGGAAAAGGTTGATCCCAAGGGCGGCTCATACTTCGATGACGCTCTCCTGACTCCTGCGATGCTTAGGTTTATCCAGAATGAACGCGCTCTTGCTGCGTTGTCAGCCGAGTATTTCCTGACCCGCTATTTCTGGCTCACAGAGACCGACATTCAGCACTTTTCTTTCAGATCTGGCCAACGCGCATTCTTCAATGTTTTGCAGGAACTGGAATCAAGAAACGTTCCACAGGTCATTCAGTGCCTTAAAGCGCGAAAACAGGGGATTTCTACGCTGGTCGAAGGATTGATGACCCATGCATCTCTGATGGTTCCCGGAACACGCTGTTCCATCGGCTCGGCGGACGATCAGAAGACGCAAGTCATGATGGGCATGATGTACGGGGCTCTTGAGCATATTCCGTGGTGGCTTTCCCCTAAACAGACCCGCGATAAGCGCTCTGGCCGCGCTCTGTTGGAGTTTTCCCACATCGGAACCCTTATTGTCGTGCAGCACGGCGCCATGAAGGGTGGTATCGGGCAGGGAACGACACCTAATAAGGTCCACTTGAGCGAGTGCTGTGACTATACGGACCCCGTGGCGCAGATTGAGGAAGGACTGCTCAAGGCCGTACCTCCGACCGCCGACACATTCATGGTGTTTGAATCGACCGGGAACGGTAATACGGGGTGGTGGGCAAATCAATGGAGGCGAAATAAGGAGAAATACTGGCTGGGCGAAGCCGAAATGCTTCCTCTTTTCCTGCCGTGGTTTATGACTCCAGAACTCTACCCAACCAAGGACTGGATCAGAGCATTTCCAATCCCCGCCGGCTGGCGCCGTGGCCGTACCCGCGAAGTGCAGGCCATGATCGACAAGTGCGAACTCTATGTGAAATCTACTCCGCTGCTCAAATCCATTCTTGGCGATAAGTGGAGGCTTCCCGACGATCAGGTTTGGTATTGGGAGTTCAAGTACGGCGATGCCCGCGCCCGTGGAACCGATAAATCCTTTGCTCGGCAACTTCCCTGCGACGACTTCGAGGCTCTGATTGGAGAGCATGACTGCGTTTACGGTATGGACGTAATCGCAGAAGTGAACAAGAACCGCCAGAAGCAAATTGAAGCCTTCGGCATTCTTGGCTCTGGCATCAAGGAGCGCCACGACCCTCCGCCGATCGAGGTAGACAATTCCCGCTCTCGGTTGCTGGTTGAATGGAAGACGCCAAACGGCATTCCGCTTGAGTGGATGTTGATGCCGATGCGGGATGATCCCGAGGACCCGAAATTCAACCCGCTTAAGAAACTGATTGTCTACAAGCGCCCCCAGAAGGGTCAAAGATATTCAGTGGCCATCGACCCCGGAACAGGTGTTGGAGGGGACAGGACGGCCATCTGCGTTACCGAGACGGGCTATGAGGCATTTCCTGACGTGCAGGTCGCCGAGTTTGCTTCGGACGATATTGGCAACGTCGAGATTGCTGCGTGGGCTACGGCTATATGTGCCTGGTATTCGCAGTATTACGAGGAAGGTGAGACGTGCCGTGTCATTATCGAACAGAAGCGGAAGTACGGTGATTCGGTCTACCACGCTCTCAAACTCTACGGATTCAAGAATCACCATATCTTCAGGATGTACGACAAGAAGACGTTAAGACCCAGACCTTCCGTGAATCCGCGTGAAGGCTGGTTCACAAACGAATGGTCCCGGCCTATGCTCTTGGACAACTACAAGAACGCTGTTGATGGAGGGTGGTTCAAGGTCAATTCCCGCTGGCTCCTAGAGGAGATGGAAGGCCATGAGCAGCGCATGACGGAGGGTGGAAAGACCAAGGCTGACCACGCCAGAGGCAAGCACGACGACCGCATCTTCGCTGCAGCGATGTCGTACTTCACGCATCACGACCTCGATAGCATGATGGAGCGGGAACACAAGCGCTGTCAGCAGCCTACCGGAGAAGTGGAGTGGGAGATTAGCACTGCTCCTTGGGTGCAGATGATCCCCAATCCTGACGGCGATAAGTTCTACGAACTATATGGAGAAAGCGCATGACGGCGAAGGGGCAGATTCGAGAGTCGGAAGTTGTATGTTATTGGGTAGACGCCGCTGGCGAACTCATGCTCGCACCTGACACGAAGATGAAGCCCTTCGTCGGCTGGCATCGCGTCGAGTGCAAAACCACCTCAGAGATCGAGAACTTCTCCCGCCGCATGGCCAAGCAGGAGTGGAACAAATTTCGCTCCATGAAGGTCGAGGAGCATCTGCGTTACAAGTCTCATCGGGAGAAACTGAGGTCCAATTGCCTGCTTCGTCTGGCCAAAGGGTGTATCTCGGCGGCAGATGAATTCGCTACCAAAATGACCTTAAAGAATCTGGATGCAAAGGATGAAGCGCTTTACAAGCTGTTAGCATCTGAGCCAGACTTGTCCAGAGCATCGCTGGAAATCGAGAAGTATGACGCTGAGACTATCAAGGCCAGAGCCAATGGGAAACGGATGGGTCTACGCGACGAGGATCTGAACCCAGTTCATCGGTTGATTGAAGGGGTGAGATAGTGGCACCACGCGGAGTGAATCAGGGGAATTGGAAGTGGCAGCCAGCCCCCAATCTAGGAAAAGACAACGCTGCGGAGCGACAGGACTGGATTCAGCAGGTTGTGTCAGTTGGAGAGGCTTTCAATGCTTCTCTTACTTCCTCCCGCGATCTCCCACGCGGAATCTCGATGATCTCAGGCCGTGCAGCCGACAGGCCAAATCAGCAACGGTCAGACCTCAAAATCCCCAGAGAGAAACGCGCTCTCCGCGAAGTCATCGCCAACATCTCAGACATCAGAACCATCGACGCATATTCCTCAGACAACAAGGCGTATCAGGGATTCCTGACGATGCTGAACAAAGTCTGGAAGGCGGTCTACTTTGAGTCGAAATTTCCCACACACTTCAAAAGAGCAGTTCAATGGATGGCTGTCGGAGGGTATTCGTATATCTCTCCGGTCTACCGGAACCTTAGAATGTCGAGTCGTTCCGCCAAAAGGATTGACTTTGACGTGTTCTCCAGCCAAGACTGTCTCCCCTTCCAACTGCCCGACGACAACGATGTACAAGGCGCCTATGCCTGGACGCGCATCGTCTTCATGCCCCTCTATGAAGGACACGCCAAGTTCCCCAAGTTCCAATCCAAGCTCAAGCCGATAGCCCGTAGTCGTTATTCAGGAAACATCTCCAAGGACCGAATTGCTCTTGCCGAGAGATTCCGCAACGACATGCGGACGGCTTCCGGCCAAGCCATCGGCGGAAACTGGACCGAGCAGATGATGGAGTTCCGCTACACCACCGTCCGCGATCTCTCCATTAATGAGGGGAAGGAACCGAAGCCGATGGGCGAACCCGGAGCCTTGGAATCCTACGTGGTTCCATTTGTCGGGCAGATGATTCCAACCGGGAACTTCACCCGCGCAGCCAACGGAAGCGGGGAAAATAAGGTTCGAGAGACCAGAAAAGCCACCGAAGAAGACTGCTATCTCTATCCAAATCTGAGGCTTTTCATTTCGCAGACCGGAATGACGGAACCGATTTATGACGGTCCTTTCTGGGATTGGCATGGAATGCACCCGCTGGTACGTTTGAGCGCCGATGAGTGGCCGTGGGAGCCGGGATACTCGCTTTCTGAAGACATTGATTCCATCGGGCAGACTCGCCAGCAGTTCATGCGGGGATTAGATCAGACCGCTAAGCAGAGGTTCGATCCCTCGTTCCTCTACGACAAGAACGCCGGCCTGAACCGGAAGACGATGGAGCAGTTCGATCCTTATGAGGAGCGTGGGCGCCTGGGAGTTGACGGTTCTATCTCTGAGACCGTCATTCGTACAGCCCTGCCAGAAGAACTGATGTCAGTTCCCGAGTGGGCTTTTGCTTGGAATAAATTAATGGAGGATCAGGAAGACTACCTGCTTGGCAACAACGCGATGAACAATCTCGCCAAAGCCAAGGTAGCGGGAGCTGATGATGCTCTTCTGAAAGCAATGGAGGAAGACGGTCCCATCGTCAAGGACATTTCTACATCGTGCAATGAACCGGTACAGGATTTGATGTCGATGTGCCTATCGAACGTCCTTCAGTATTACCCGACCGGAAGAATCATGCAGTACGTCGGGGCCGATGGAGTTTCAAGGGAAGTGTTCGACCTCGATCCCGCGTCGCTGGTTCCCTCGCACATGCCCGACGAGGATGCCGAGAATGGAAAATCAGTCTACACGCGGATGCAGCGCACGCAAAACTTCTGCGCTGCTATCCATTGCACGATTGCTCCGGGAGAACTTCACGGCCAGCCTCAGACGGCTAAAAAACTCCTTCTTGTACAACTTCAGAGGGCCGGATTTGCTATCGACTCGGAAACGGTGGCTAAGGCTTGCGATGTAGCAAACTACGGCAGTTTCGAGGGAAATACGGTACAGGAGAAGTGGGTTAGCGAACAGCAGTACAAACTGGAAATAGCTGTACAAATGAAGGAACTCGAAACTGCGCTGGTAGGGCAAGGGCCATCGGGACCGCCTCAGCCCATCGGGGTTGGCGGCAATAAAGGAGCGCCGGGTCGGCCACCGTCTGGACAAAAACCACCTCACATGGAAACCAAAGGATCAGCAGAAGGCCCACGCGCTGTAATCACTGAAAGTTAGGAGTTGGAATTGAACCCGCCTAAATCAAACGGATTCTCTCCTGAATTCAACATTAAGATGGAGGGCCATGCATTCGCCCACTTTCAGGGTCCGCGCGATTCTGAGTCGATCAAGCATCTTCTCGAATTCATTAAGACGGAGAAGTGGCGCGGCATTCTACGCATAACTTTTGTCGGAAACGGCGGAGTTAATGACGTGATTTTCGAGGAAGTGAAGCGGATAACCAAGGCGGCTGGCGACGGGAATATCGAGGTTACTTCATAAAAAAGTTGCACATAGGGTGGGAATCGGTCTATATTCCTCATTAACGCATCCGAGATTCTGATTCCGACTCTCTCTTTGAGTGTAATGGAACATGGCTCAAGTCAGAAATGGCTTGGGCCTTTTCCTTTGGCCCAAAACTCACAAGGAGAATCAAGATGGCTCACCACAAGACCGAGAAGAAGGGTATGGAGTCCAAAACCGGGAAGCTAAAGATTCACGGCGGCTTCAGGGCGATGGAACACGAGAAGATGGGCGGCAAAAAGGAAGAGCACAAAAAGGAACACAAGAAGTAACAATGGCCACCTCTCCTCAGCCCATGCCCCAGATGAGCGGACCACCGCCCGGACCACAGGGCGCTCCGGCTCCTCCGATGGCTAAACCGACTCCTGCTGTCGTGCAGATTGTCGGTGGGATTACAGAGCTGGCCCAAATGCTCAAAGCCGTCTTCCCGCCATCCGCGCCCGACGTTGAGGCGATTCAGAAATCTCTGCAAAGCATTCAGCAAACAATGGCCCAGACGCAATCTCCACAGCAAGCGCCTGCGCCTCCAATTTAGGAGATTTCATGGACCTCAGGAGCATTCTGAAAGCACGCGGACTCACCGACGAGCAGGCAGACAAGATGATTGCCGAACCTGCTTACGCCTCCATCCTCGAAGCCTTTGTGAAGGAAGCCGAAGAAGGCAAGACGGCCTACCAGAAGGCGCAGGAGGTCGAACAGAACCTCAAAACGTGGAATGAGACGCAAGTCGTTCCTTATGTCCGCTCTGCCGATGAGAAGGTCGCCAAAGTCAGCGCTCAGCTCGCCGCGACTCAGGCCCACATGAAAGCTCTGAAGGATGCCGGGTACGACATTCCCGACTCCTATCTCGACGCTCCGGCGGTGGTTCCTCCCGCTCCCAAGAACGAAAACGGTTTCGACCAGAAGGCATTCGATGAACGCACGATGGACATTGCCAAGACCAACATGGCTCTGGTCTCGCTCTCGAATCGCCACCGCAAACTGACCGGCGATGAACTGGATCTTGAAACCGAATACCAGGACTTTGAGAAGAACAAGCGCCCCCAGGAAAACCTTCGCTCCTACATCGCCCGCAAGTACGACCATGACGGTCTGAATGCCAAGCGGACGCAGGAAGCCGAACAGAAGAAGCTCGATGACTACGCGCAGACCAAGGTTCAGGCAGCGCTGGCGGTAGAGAAGGCGAAGAACGGTTCCAACCCTGAAACCATTAATCCCCGCACGACCAAGTGGGATGCGGTCAAGCAGGACGAGGGACGCAGGCAGCTTTGGCAGACCGCCGCAGGACGCGAGAAAGCGACTCAGGACCGTCTGCGCAAATACACGGATTTGGTAACGCAGTAAGTTCACGAAGGAGATAACACATGCCCGACCCAACTTATAACGGAGATCTTCAGGCTAGTACGCTCGACGATCTCTTGGCTGATGCCGCATACGACAACTTCTTTGTGAAGACGGCCTATCAACAGCACATGCGCGCCATCGGCGCCATTGATCCCTTTGGGGGCGGTGTGTTGATGCGTGAGCCCTTTATCATGGGTTCGCCATCTGCGGGCGCTGCGGCTCCGGGGTCGAACTTCGACATCGAGCATGTGCAGCAACTTGCCGATCTTGCGTTTACACCACGGCTTTATACCAGCCGCGACATGCTGGAGACCTTCTCTCTCAGCGTGCAGAACAAGGGGCCGAACGCCAAGATTCTCTTGACCGACCTCTACTTCCGCAACGGCGTGGCCGCAATCTCGACCAACGTCGAGGTGGATGCTTATTGGCATGGTCAGGCTGCGGTTTCGGGCCAGATTGCCAACAACAGAACCAACAACATCAACGGCATGGCCGAAGCTCTGAACGACGGTCTGAACAACTCGTGGAACGGCGATTACTTCGTCAACTACGGGTCTCAGGTCAGAAACGGTGCCGTGTCGAACTCCATCAACTCCATTCCGGTATTCTTCGGGAACTCGGATGGAACGGCGCAGGCGATTTCGGTACGCGCGCTGATTAACTTCCTTGTTCGGCAGCGCAAGTTCTGCGATGGCCGCACCCCGGAAATCACCATTACGACTCCGAATGGCTGGTCCTACATCCTCTCCGCCCTGCAGGCGCAACAGCAGTTCACCACCAACTGGACGATGAAGGCGCTGACCTCCGTTCCTGACATCGAAGGCATCTCGTTCATGGGCACCACGATCTATGACGACATCCTGACACCGGGCGCGGCATGGGGTGCAGACTTCCCGACCAACTACATCGGGACATCGAACAAGACCACAACCTTCACCTCGGCTTCAACGGCGACTGGAACAACCTCGCCTTCGCAGTTACCAGCTTCGACCACCATCACAGTTGGCGAAACGCTCTGGTCTCTGACTGGTTCGGCGTGGAAGTATCGCCCGACCGACAACCCAGACTTCCTCTTTGGCCGTCGCCAGAACGAGGTCTACAACAACAACACCAACGACGCCCTGTTGATTAACCTCGCGCTAAACGTCTACTCGCCGGCACCGCGCGAGAGTGGTCAGGGCTACGGATTCAACGGTTGAAAGTTGTTCCACAGCAGTTTGATAACCGTAGGAAGAAAGGAACATCATGGCACGCACAGTCGTAGGTTATATCCGGCAGTATCTCAACAACTCCGCCTCGACATCCGAAACAGGCTCGGTCGAAGCGGCAACCGGGCTCCCTATCGCCACCGGCTCAAACGTCGGGGCTTTCACTGAGTTCTCCGACGGCGAGGCCCTCCGCTACTCGAATCAAGGCGTGATCGGCGTCAATCTCCTCACCGCAGGCTCGGGACAAACCGCTGGCACCTACACAGCCACCGCATCAGCAGGCGGCGCGGTCATCCAATATGTCGTGGCAGCAGGCG